ATTTCCGACGTTCTAAATGTCAAAAACAAGATTGAGTGCTTTCTATAATAGCAGAATTCTCTACAAGCCTGCAATAAAATTATTTTCACACCCTAAATAGCTTTACTTTACTGAGTTAGAGAATTGTTAACCTTAAAAGGATAATAATTTATAGGAATTTCTTGTTTATATTAGAAATAATTTGTTTATTTTTGCGAGAATTACTATAAAAGGTGTCATGGAAGAAGCTTTGGAAGTCAGTGGGGAAAATAAATACATCGGAAAATGGACTGATGAGAGGCTTGATCAGGTTTACAAATATGCTTTACTTGGACTGAGTGATGTTGAGATCGCAGGGGAGATGGGGATCACTCCTGTTACATTCAGCAAGTGGAAAGTGAGGGAGAAGGGATTTGAACAGGCTTTGGAGAGGGGTAGGCGCAAGGCTGTAAGTGAAGTAGTGAATGCCATGTACAAAGCAGCACTTGGGTATTACTACGAAGAAGAGGTCGTGCATTGCTTCAAAGGGCAGATATTTAAGACCACAGTGAGGAAGTACTCCCCGCCTAATGTGTGGATCGGTGCAAGGATACTTAGCCTTAGAGAGCCTAAAAACTGGTCTGAGACACATAAGATGGAAATTACAAACACAAATATAAATATAAACAAGCTTGACTTCAGTGGGATTACTGATGATGAGCTTTTAATGCTTAAAAAAATCGGGTTAAACCAATTAGTAAGAAATGCCGGAAATAGTTAGCGGATTTTCACGAACACGCACACCTGTTCCTGAACGCATGAAAGAAGCGATCGCTAACCCTTACGCAGTAATACGAGAATTAAACAAACGCAGTTTTTATCATTTCCTTCAATATTTCTGGCCCATAGTTTCTGCACATACATTTCAACCAAACTGGCACATAGATTATCTTTGTCGTGAACTTGAAAAGGTTGCATATGCTGTTGGGAATAAAAAACCAAAGGAAAATGATGTTATTATAAATATAAGTCCGGGGACAACCAAAACAATCACTTGCAGTATAATGTTTCCTGTATGGTGTTGGACGCAATGGCCTTGGATGAGATTTATTTGTGCATCTTATTCAGGAGCACTTGCACTTGAAAGTGCAGATTATTGCAGAGAATTATTACGTAGTCCTGAATTTCATACAATTTATCCTGATATAGTAATAAGGGATGATAAGGATACAAAATCTTTGTTTAAGATAGTTCAAAAAATTAATGTAGAGAAATTAGGAAGATCGAGAGAAATTAGTGGAGGGTATCGTTTCAGCACATCAGTTGGGGGAACATTAATGGGATTTCACGGGGATATTTTAATTGTAGATGATCCAATAAATCCAACACAGGCTGCGTCTGACGTGGAACTTGGGATTGCAAACAGATGGATGGAACAAACATTACCTACCCGTAAAACTGATAAAGCTATTTCTACACTTATATTAATTATGCAACGTCTTTCCCAGTTAGACCCAACAGGGCATCTGCTCAGCAAGGATAAAGAAAACATTAAACATATATGTATTCCGGGGGAAATTCGTCAATATAAGGAGTATCTGAAACCTCCTGAATTGGAGAAATACTACGTGGATGATTTGATGGATGTAAACAGGATGCCTTGGAAAGTATTGAAAGACTTGGAGGCAGACTTAGGACAATATGGATATGCAGGGCAGATTGGACAGAATCCCGTTCCACCGGGAGGAGGAATGTTTAAGGTTGAGAGATTTTCCGTTATCACGGAAATGCCAAGTCGGGCACATATTGTAAAAACAGTTCGGTATTGGGATAAGGCAGGTACACAGGATGGTGGGGCATATACAGCAGGATTGAAAATGTCTTTACTGCAAAGTGGAAAATGGGTTGTAGAAGATATAAAAAGGGGACGTTGGGGAACTGATGAAAGGGAAAATATAATTCGCTATACGGCAGAAGCTGATGGCAAACACGTAATAGTATGGATAGAACAGGAACCTGGACCTGTCTATGAAGAAGAATTAATTCAAATGGCTGATGGAACTCAGAAAAAATTAAAGAATATTGAAGTCGGGGATGCAGTTATAAATTGTAATGGGGAATATACTAAAGTTTTACAAACACATAATCAAGGTAAATTAGATTGTTATAAAATCACCACTGATTCTGGCAGAGAAATACATATATCAGAGGATCATCCTGTTTTAACTCCTAACGGATGGGTTGTGGCAAAATATTTGAATGTTGATGATGTGTTAGCACTCAAAACAGGAATTAATAATATTCCAAGATATAAAAGTATTCCGGAAGAATTTAGATTAGTTGGATATTTTATAGGGGATGGGTGTGTTACTTTTACAAGGGGGAGCAAAATAGGTTGTCAATCAAATATAGTTTCTTCTGATCCAACAGAGGGTTTAGATATTATCCATTGTGCAGAGAAAATGGGGTTTCATGTTCTTGTTGGTGGGAGTAAAGGGTGGACATATCAAATATCAAATGGAATCAAAGATTGGTTGCGTTTGCGGGGAATAGCAGGGAAGGGGACGCTTGATAAAGAAGTACCTAAATGGGTGATGCAGTCAAATAAAGAAGGAGTAGCTAATTTTCTTGGGGCATATTTTGCATGTGATGGGGGAGCATCTTATTCAATAGATCATCCATCTATTGAATATTATAGTACAAGTTTAAAATTATTGAAACAAACACAAAGTTTACTTTTACGATTTGGGGTATATACAATGTTAAGAAAAAGAAATTATTCAGATGAATTTCAAAAAAACAGACATTTTTGCTATAGATTGGTAATGCGAAGGAAAGATGGGTCTATGGGAAAATTTGCAAGACATATTCCTGTATATGGTGTTAAAAATGAGAGAATTAATAAATATAAAGAAATAGTATTTGATCAGCCATATTTGCCTGACCCAATAGTAAAAATTGAAAAAATAGGAAAATTGCCTTGTAGATGCTTAACGGTACAAGAAGGAGATAGTTTTTTGGTAAATGATATTGTAGTACATAACTCATCCGGAAAAGAAGGGGCAGAAAGCACAATTCGCAATTTAGCAGGGTTTGTAGCGTTTGCGGAACGTCCGACAGGGGATAAAGCGTTTCGTGCCGATCCTGTTTCTGTACAGGTAAATAATGGGAATGTTTTACTTCTTGCAGGAATTTGGCACAGGGCTTTTCTCGATGAATTAAGATTTTTTCCTTTTTCATCTTTCAAAGATCAGACGGATGCTTTTAGTGGGGCTTTTTCAAAACTAACTCAAAAGAAATTTGCACAACGTATAACTTAAAACTATTATGAAAAGACTAATTAAGAATTTATACACACGTGGAGGTGGAACGGCAGAAGAAAGAACTTCTGAACTGAAAAGGGTACTTGGATTGGGGAGTGCTGCATATACAGCATTAACTGCATATCTTGCACATTCATTAGCAACTGCTGCCAATGACTTTCTTGTAGCAAGTGGAAGTGGAAGATTTGAAAAAAAGACAGTTGAACAGACACGTGCTATATTAAATAAGATATATGAGGCACAGGAAGATATTAGTGCAGGGGAATCAGAAACTACCCTAAGTACTGATTCCTATCTGTCACTTATTTCCACTGACAGTGCAGGAGATACTTTTATATTACCGGATGGGGATGTTACAGGACAAGTTAAGAAAATCCTGATGAAAGCGGATGGTGGGGATAGTGTTGGTGATGGTAATGGTGTTGTAACAGGTACATTTGGAAGTGATGTAGGCACACTTACTTTTAACAACGCAGGAGAATTTGCACTTTTACAGTGGGATGGTTCACAATGGATAGCATTGGAACTTGGATCAATGTTTGATACAACCAATGCTCCAGCATTTAGTTCATAAACTATAAAAACATAAAATAATGGCAGATAAACTTCAGAGAATAGCAGGGGGAACTGGTTGTGACATAGTTACATCAGAGGATGGTATTTTCACAGCCCGTAGGGGCAGAATATATGCAATCGTAGTGCGTGAAAATGATACACAAATAGAATCTGTAGTTGAAGATCAGAACGGAACTCTTGTAACTGTTGAAGATACGGCACAACGTTCTTGGTTAGGATTGGGAATAGGTGGTAGTACTGCAGGGGATAGTGATGAGGGGATACCTACATTGCTCCAAAATGATCTTATCATACCTGATTATCCATTAAAGCAGATTCACGTGTATGCAGGATCAGTTATGGTATATTATGAAGAATATGGTTGGAAACATCTAAGACGTTAAGCCATGCCAGGAATAGGATTAGGCAATAGCTTGGTTTTTAAAA